CGGCCGTGAAGCCGCTTGCGCTGGCCCGCGTCTCGGTTCGCGGCTCGGTCTCGCGCCGCCGGAAAAGGTCGAGAATGCCCATGCTCAGGCCCTCCTGTATTGGCGCAGCAGGTCCGCCGCGCCGCTCAGCTGCATCGCCATGGCAACCCACTTGGGCGTGCGGTCAAAATCGGTTTTCAGTGGCCCGGTTTCATTGGTGACACGTCCGGCGCCCTGGTGCCGCGGGCGCTCGGCGTAATACTCGGCCAGCCGCCGGAAAGCCTCCCAGACGCCCGCTGGCACCGTTCCCCCGCCCACGGTCGCCGTGAAGCGGTAGTGGCCATCACCGGGCAGCATGACGCCGCCCAGGGGCGACGGGTCGAGGCTCGTGGCAACGTATCCCGTGGCGCTCCAGACCTCTTGCGCCGTGATCGTCGCCGGCTTCAGATCGGGGACGAACTCACCGGGGCCCAGAACGATCCACACCACCTCGCGCTCGGTCCAGCGGTGCGCGATGTAGCTTTCGATCCGGTCCCAGATCAGAACGTCGTCGAGCGCCGCCGCCTTGTCGCTCAGAAGGCCCTCCGGCGTGTCGGGATAGGTCGCGGGAAACTCTTCCCGCCGTTCGCAGATCATCATATCGTCCATCACCGCCACCTCGCGGAATGATGCAGCACGGGCCGGATCACCTTGGCGGGCTGCCAGTTTCGTTTCTCGACCTCGATCTCGGTCTGCTTGAACGCGGGCCGGGTGACGATGCTGAGCTCATACAGCAACGCCTCGCGCACATGCCGGATCAGGGCGCCGCGCCGGGGATCCCCGTTCTCGTCAAGCGTGCCATCGTCGGGTTCCTCCTCGATGAATTCCGGCTCGGCCACGGCGCGCTCGGGCGGAATGCGAAACCCCGGCGAGACCCCGAACGCCAGCCCGGCGCCGATCTGAGCGATCACGTCCTTGCCGTAGCTCGTTTGCGCGATCTCTTCGGGCACATCCGCCGTGAAGCTGAGCGCATCGTCGGAGTCGGTGAGCGTCAGCGTGCCGGTGAGCTTCGATGCCAGCGGCCGGTTGTAGTCGTGGCCCACCAGCAGGTGGATTTCCTTGGTCGGATCCTCCACGCGGAACGCGAAGGCGCGCGGCTCGAAAACCTCTTTCCGCGGTCGACCGGTGCGCCCGCCGTCGCTGAGCGTTGCCGTCTTGCGATAGGGAAAGCGGCCCGCAAGCCGGACGCCGCCCCCGGATCGGCGGCGGACCTCGAGCCCGCCGCCTTCAAGATATGCCCCGAACAGCATCACTGCAGCCCCGTGAGCACCTCGAGCTGCACCGCCCGCGCCACCGTGATATCCATCGTCGCCAGCGCCGTGAGCCGCAGACCACCGGACGCCGCGTCGCTATACGGATCCCGGATCAGGTCCACCGCGCCCCAGGTCGCCACGAAGAACGGCGCGACGCCGCCCGCCGTGGTGGTCAAGAGCGCCTTGGTCACTTCGGGCGAGCCCGCCGGGGCCGCCAGCGCATTGCTCGACATGGCCACGTTGCCCGCCGGGATATTGCGGGTCAGGCGTTCCCATTCCGAAACCGCCGTGCCGGTGATGAGCGCATCGTCGAGATCGGACCAGACCTCGGGCCGGATCATCATGCGCACCGCGTCCGGGCTGCCCGCCGCGTTCGCCGTCATGAACCGCACCACCGCCGCCCGGAACGCCGCCCAGCTCGGTGCCGCGTCGATCGCGGTCTCGGTGATCCCGTAGGTCGCAGCGCCCGCGATGACGCCCAGCGGCTCGCCGCTCGAGCCCGCCCCCAGGAACGAAACCCGATCGACCTCTTGCGCAATCGCGCCGTTCATGTCGCGCCGCACCGCCTGCTCGAGCGCCGCGCCCGACTGTTTCAGCGCCTTGCGCGTGATCTTCATCTGGACGCCCAGGGTATGATCCGGGGCCAGCGGCTTGTCGGTGGTGGCATAGGCGGACGGCGCCGCAACGTCGCCCGTCTCGCTGGTCTGCCAGCCGACAGACGCGCCAGACGTGGCCACGGGATACTCGGCCTCGCCCTGCGCGATATTGATCATCTGGGCGCCCATGCGCGCCGCCACCGATGCCGGGAAAAGCCGGTCAATGATCGGGCGGGTCTGCACCGGGTCAGGCGTGCCGCTGGCCACCGTCTCACCGGCGCGCGTTTCCAGCGCCTGCCACGGCACCGGAATGCCCTGATAGGCCCCTTGGCTTCGCAGCTCCTGCACGATCTCGGCCGTCTCGCCGTCGAGCTGGTGGCCGTGGTCCAGAGCCATCGCGACCTGCCGCACCTCGAAGCGGCCCAGCATGTCGGCCCACTCGCGCGAGTCACGGGTTTCCAGATCGGCCCCGGCCTCGCGGCGTTCCTGGTCCTCGGCGATGAGGGCCGCGCGATAGCGGGTTTCATTCTGGCGATACTCGGTATCGAGCTCGGCCATCTGCCGGGTTTCGGCCTCGTCGGGGTTTTCCTTCCCGACCAGTCCGGCCAGGGTCTGGCGGATCTCCGATTGCCGCCGTTGGATTTTCACAGAGTCCAGCATGTCATTCTCCTATGTTGCCAGATTGTTCTCGCCGCATTTCCGCGACGATCTCGCGCCATTTCCGGCGCTCCGGGCTGAGCTCGGGATGCCCGCACTCGAGCCGCGTTTTCCGCGTGTGGCAGGACGCGCACACGGTCTGTAGGTTCGTGAGCTCGAAAGCGAGATCGGGCCGGTCGCGCACCGGCCTGACGTGATCGACCTCAAGCCGGTGACGGCTGCCACACTGGACGCAGGCCCAGCCGTCGCGCCGCTTTGCGGCCATCCGCAGGGCGGGCCAGCGACGATCCCGGTAAACGTGCGCACCGTGGCGCTGAAACCTCATGCCCATAGCAGCGCGCCCCCTGCTTTCCGGGGCCGGGCCGCCATGCGCGATGCCTGCGCCACCGCCAGCACCGCCGCGGCCGCCGCGTCGATCCGCTGCGTGCTCTTGCCCTTGGCCAGTTTCGCGTTGCCCGCCGGGTCGATCAGCGTCACCGCGCCCTCGAGCGCAGAGCGCAGCAACAGGGACGGCGCGGCCGATATGCGCCGATCGAAGGCCCAGCGGCGAAACCGCTCGATATCCTCGGCCCCGTCCTTCCATCCGAACCCGCGCCAGATCACCGGCGAACGGATGCCCGCCGCGTCGAGCCCTTCGGACAGCTCAGAGGCTTTGAAGCGGTCCGCGCAGATCGCGGCCACGGTCTCGTTCTCGACGTGCCGCAAGACCTGGTCCACCCACGCGGCCACCGGCACCGTGCGCGCCCCCAGCACGCGCAGCTCGCCGCGCTGCGCCATCATCTGGTAGAGATCGCCGCAGTGATCCCGCGCGCCCCGGTCGAGCAAGGACGGATCCTCGGGAAACCAGCCCAGAGCCTCGAGCCGCCCCGTCTCGGGCCAGACGTAGCAGGCCGCCGACATGGATGAGCTGCCGCCAAGGTCGAGCCCGATCGCCACCGGCCCGGCCCGCGGCGGCAAGGTCTCGGTTTCGCAGCGCAGCCAATCCTCGGTCGTGATCAGGACGCCGCGATTCTCCACCGCCACGCGCTCGTTGCGGGTGAGGTTCCTGAAGCTCGCCAGCGCCGCCCCGCCTCGGGCCATCGCCCGCCTGGCCGCCGCCTGAAGATCCTCGAGTTTCGGCCCGATGCCCTCGGCGCTGCCCGGATTCGCGACCTTCAGGCTTTCCAGATCATCGGCGGGCAGGCCCGGCTCGGGCCGGTGCTCTTGCACGAAAACGCCCGGCTGAGGCTCGTCGATCCATCGGCTGAAAGCGTGCTGGTCGTGCGGCGCGCTGGTCGAGATCATCAACGTCTTGCCCCCGCGCTTCAGAGCGCCGGACAGCAGCGCATCCTCGAGCTCCTGCCCGCTGGCCTCGGGCCATGCCGCCCTTTCGTCCATGATCACCAGCGTCGGGCTCGCCCCGAGGATCGACGCACCCACCGCCGGAATGGGCCGGAACACATGCCCGCCGCCGTCGCCCGTGAACTCGATCCGGGCCCGTGGCGATCGGGTGAAGATCAGTTGCTCCTGGATGTCGGCGGGCAGATACCGCGCCAGAGCCTGCGCATACTTCATCGCGATGCCCGCCTGGTCCGCATTGACCGCGCCCACCAGCACCTCGCGCTGAGGCTCGGCCCGGCCGTAGGCGCCGATCAGGTGGCCCAGGGCAAGCCCGGCGCTGAGCATCGTCTTGCCGCCGCCCCGCGCCACGGAGAGCGCCGCAATCGACGTGTCGCGTTTCAACGCGCCCCGGATGAACCGCTTCTGGAATTTCGCCAGCCTCACCGGCCGCCCGGCGAGCGGCCCGGTCGGGATCCGCAGCGTCTCGAGGAACTGGATCGCCTTGGTCGAGCTCATTTCAGCACCTCGAAGGACCTTGAGAGCGAAACAAGAAGACCTCCTCCGTCGGCCCTCCTCTCCAAAAAATTCCGCGGCATTGGGACCAGAGCGGCGCTCATGTCACGCCTCCCGGCGCTGCTGCGCTATACTTGCGATCGATCCGGTCGCGCCATTTCTTGCCACTGTCATCGAGCGCTGGTGCTGCGCGTTT